GACGAACCCGACCTGCTCGACCGTGAACCCGGTCGCGACCTCGTAGGCCGAGCGGGCGATCGGCTCGTAGTCCGTGCCCCACTGCATCTCGGCGCTAACGTAGCCGTCCTCCTGCGGGCGCCCGGTCAGGATCTCGGCGACGAGTTGCGCCCGGTAGTCCCGGCGCGCGGCCGCCTCCCCGGTCCGGATCTTCGCGAGCACGTCGGAGATCCGCGAGGCCGTCACCTTCCCGGCCCTGGCGGCGAGCCACTCCTGCGAGCCCTGCGCGACGTCGAGGATCTTCACGGCGCTTTCGGCTTCGCGACCTTCGCCCGACGGGCGTCCTTCGCCTCGGTGAACGCCCGGATCGCGTTCCAGTCGTTGACCGCGTTCGCGGCGTTGTAGGCGCTCGCGAAGGCCTGCTTCACGCCCGCCTCGTCTGCCGCGGACTCGATCGAGGCGAGGTGGTCGGCGAGGAGTCCCGGATCGAGCACCCCGTCCCCGGTCCGCGAGGCGGCGCCGTCGTCGTCCTGCCCCCCTACCGCCATCCCGGTCGCGGCGAGCAGCGTGTAGCGTTCGAGGTAGGTGACGGTCGAGCCGATCGCCTGGATGCTGTTCTTCGAGCCGCTCGTATCCGCCCCAGCCTCGAGGCTAACGCTCTCCGAGTAGCCCTGGACGTGCGAGAGAACGCAGCTCACGGTGATCTTCCCCTCCTTCTGCTCGACCTCCCAGCGGTGGGAAAGGCCGTGCTTCGTGAGCGCCCGGCCGATCTCCTCGGAGACGTGATCCAGCGTCGCGTGCCGGTACTCGGTCTTCCCGCGCCCGGTATCGAAGCTGACGAGCTTGTTCTTCTCGAGTTTCGGCGGGTCCGCCTTGAAGGCGGAGAGCGCGGCGTAGAAGGCCTTGCGGGCCTCGGCCGCCTCGTACTTCTGCTGGAGCTCCATGAGGCGCTCGAGCTGCTCGATCGCGGCGCCCTTCTCGACGGCGACCTGGAGCAGTTGCGCCGGGGTAAGGGAGCGCGGCTGGGCGAGTTGCGGGACTTGGGCTTCGGTCATGCGTGCTCCTTGTCGTTGAAGATGATCGTCTGGCCGTCTGCGAGAAAATCGACGTAGCCGATGTAGCGTAATTCTTCGTCCGCGATCTTTAGATTACCGACAGCATTGACAGAGACGATCGCGCCGGCTGGTAGCTCGTTAAGAAGCTGCGCGAGCCTAGTAGCTGGAAGCCACTTAACTCCGGCTACTTGCACAGAAGCACCATCTCGGCGGCGGACTTCTCGGCGTGCGCCTCGTAGCAGCGGAGGCGCTGCTCCTTCTCGATATACTTCGCCGCGAGCAGCGCCACTAGGAAGGCGAAAAGCGCGGCGGCGATAAAGGCCGGGAATACGATCAATTCCTTATCTTCCTTGTCCATCTCCTATCCTTTCCGGCGCGCGAGCGCCTCGTCTAGCATGACTTGAGGGTCCTCGATCAGCGCGAGGGCGATCCGCGTCGCCTTGAGCTCCGCCCGGAGCGCCTCGAGCGTCGCCTCGCACATCTCGACGATCTGGCGCTCGGCCGAGGTCTTCGGATCGAAGGCGGCGCGCGCCTTGCGGCGCTCCCAGAACTCGATCTCGGTCGCGACCTCGTCGATGTGCCCGCGCAGAACCTTCGCGCGGAGCCTGCGGCGCCAGGCGCGGAGGGAGATCCAGAGGTAGGCGTTCATTTGAGTTCTCCTAGTTCGCGGAGGAGGGATTCGGCCTCATGCGCCCATTGCTGCCCATGACCACGCTCACACAGATCACGCTGACGGCGCAGCGCCTCCACCAGCTTTGCGCGCTCGGCGCGGAGGCGGATGATCTCCTCGCGCGCCTCGCCTGGGTTAGCGAGGACGGACGCGGCGGTGCTCCACTTGCGTTGCGTAGTAGCGTTCATTCCGCCTCCTCGTCCTCGCCCATCCCGGCGGCGATGAAGGCTCCGGCGAGGAGCGCGGCGACGACCGAGGCGCCGAGGTAGGCGAGCGCGTAGTAGAGGGCGGTCACTTGGCGCGCTCCGCAAGCATGGCGTCGGCGTAACGATAGGCTCCGGCGGCAGCGATATCGAATTGCAAAGGCAGGAGATCACCAGCATGCTTGGCGAGCAGGCCTTGTAGGGCGGCGATCGCGAAGGCGTCGCGCAGGGTCATCCCGCCCATACCATACCCGTCCCAACCGCAGGTGAAGGAGCCGGTCGGCCCTGTCACCATCACCTGCGGAAACGCCGGCCCGCCGTCATTACGCTGCTTCATCTTTCCTCCCTCTCAGGCTTCGGCGCCGAAGGATTGGAACAGCGCCACAAGTAGCACTCACCGTCTGCCTCGCAGCCCCGAACCGGACACTCCCCGGACTTCGAGACGCACCGCAGCCGCGTCACGCGCTCCAACTCCTTCAGATAACGCTCGACCGCCCCTTCGTTCCCCGCAAGCAGGGCGCGGAAGGAGGCGTCGATCAGGTCGGAGGCGCGGGACATTACAGGCCGAAGGATTTCGCGTTGCGCTCGGCTTGATCGGGCGCCTCCTTGGAGCAAGCGATACCGAGCCTGATCTCGCGGTTCATCTCGCGCGTGCTCATGTTGCTGAACGAGGCGCCCGGCAGAAGCATGAACCCGAAGACGTGGCGCGCGTTGCAGTTGGGGTCAATTTTGCGGATCGCGTCTTCGATGTAGCGGGGAATCATGGCTTGTACTCTCTCTGGTAGTGCCCGGATCGCCGGGCTCGGTAGAAAGGACTTTAGCCTAATCCGCAGGTCTTGTAAAGCCCCTTCCCGCCCGCTCCGGTTAGGGGGCTTTACGGCAGCCTAAAAATAGGCTAGATTCCCGTTCCATGCCACCCAACCGCCACAACGAAGCCTTGGCCCGCAAGGCCGCAGCCAGGCGAAAGAAAATGGCCGCCCTCCGGGATAAAGGGCTAACACTTCAAGAAATCGGCCGCCGCTTTGGAGGGATCTCGAGGCAGCGGGTGCGTGCGATCCTTCTGGGGCTGCAATAGGTCTGGACTAGACAGACTGCCAGTAGGACGCTATGCTTTACCCCGCTGACGTTGAGCCCAGCAAAACCCCTTCGCATGGGGAGGCCTCGGCGCCGCAAGGAACCGGGGGCTCAACCCTCCCCAGCCGAAGGGGTTTTTATTTGTGCCGAACATGAAGAAGAAAAAGCTCGATAGCCGCGGCCTTCCAGATCAGATAGATCCGCGGCTGGGCGAGAAAATTCTCGACACCGTGGACGAGATCGAGAAGGTAACGAGCAGCATCCGCAGCTTGCTCATACAGCGCGGACTCGCCCCTCAACGACGCGGCAACCTGTTCTCCGCCTGGAACGGCACCATCTGCTGCCCCTTCCACAACGAGAAAACGCCAAGCGCCAGAGTCAAGGACGGCCAGTTCCGCTGCGGCGCCTGCCGCATCGAGCTCTCCGTCGCCCTCATGTTTCAGACCTCGGTTGGGGCGAAGTGAAGGTACATCCAGTCGCGAACATCTTCCCCCCAATGGGGCCGGAAGAGTTTTCCGCTTTGAAGGCGGATATAAAGGCGAATGGGCAACGAGAGTCCATCTGGACATGGCGCGGCCAGATCATCGACGGAAGGCATCGCGCGCAAGCCTGCGAAGAACTTGGGATTCAATGCGGCCAGCGCGAGTGGGGCGGCGAAGAGACACAGCTCGTCGCCTTCGTGGTGTCTCTCAACCTGCACCGCAGGCACCTGAACGAGAGTCAGCGGGCGCTGGTGGCAATGCGAATTGCAAATATGGACGAAGGAAGGCCAAATAAAACTGCCTCAATTGAGGCAGTTTCCCAGGATGCCGCAGCAAGTATGCTGAACGTAAGCCGCGCCTCTCTACAGAGGGCTAAACAAGTTGAGCGCGAACGGCCGGACCTTATGCCGATGATAGAAACCGGCCAACTTACTCTCGGGGCTGCGGTCGGCGAGATCAAGAAGCAAGAACGCGCCGCGGAGATATCTCGGCAAAAAATAGAACTTGCCGAGGCGCGTCCGGAGGCACCGCTCGGCTTGTTCCATGTGATAGTGATCGACCCGCCCTGGCCATACAGAGATGGCGTTGACCAAGCGGACTATGATCCGAATGGGCACCGCGCGTCGAATCCATATCCGGAGATGGAGCTGGAGCAGATCGCCGCACTTAAACTGCCGGCCGCAGAGGATTGCGTCTTATGGTTGTGGACGACGCACAAGTTCATGCGGCACGCCTTCCCGCTCCTAGACAGTTGGGGCTTTACTGAACGTGCCATTCTGACCTGGGCCAAAGATCGCATTGGGCTAGGGCGTTGGCTTCGATCGCAGAGCGAGTTCTGCATCATGGCAACGCAAGGGCGTCCGGTTATCACGCTATCAAATCAGAGCACCGTCGTCCATGGGCCGATGCGTGAACACAGCCGCAAACCTGACCAGTTCTACGCGATGGTTGATAGCCTGTGCCAAGGCAGGAAGCTGGACTACTTCTCTCGTGAGAAGCGCGAAGGCTGGGAGCAATTCGGAGACCAGAAGGAGAAGTTCTCCGCATGACATTGCCCTGGGATGAGAGAAAAGAAGTCCGCAAGGGAACGCTTGGCGAGTCCATAGTGGACGAGTTCCTGCGAGCGAAGCACGTAATCCCATACCGGCCAGATTACGACGGGGCACATCCGTTTGATCGCCTTTGTGCTACGGCGGACAAGAAGACAATCTTCGTGGCAGATATCAAAACGAAGGCGCAACGCGAACGATACGCTGATACTGGTATCGATCTCTCGCACTATGGCGACTACACCCACATCCAGAGGAAATACGGGCTGCGTGTTTTTCTATTCTTCGTTGATGAGAAGGTGCGCCAGGTCTACGGCAACTGGCTCTCAGAATTGGAGGAGCCATACATCGGCACTACGCGAGACGGCAAACGCGCCGTGTCTTACCCGTTGAGGCAGGGAGAAATCATCTACTTTCCGCTTGTGCTAATGAAACCGATTAGCACGGTGGACTACGCTCGGGCCAAGGAATTGATGGCACTTTCGACAAGGAGCTACGAGTACGGCGGCATCTCTCAGGGCGAATTGGAATTACCGGCCTCGTCGGGGTAGACGGCAGGGGGCGCGGTGAACAGGCCGGGACTGTGGGGAGCTCTGAGATACCGGCGGGGGCGGCGAAGGAAGCACCCCTTGAGCGAAAAGGCTTCCGGGTGTCGTGGCTCCGGCATAGGCGGAACGACTGAAGGCGCACCTGGGATAGGCTAGGTGCGCTCACCAGCAGGCGAATGCTCTTGAACCAACGGTTCTACTGGAGGAAGTAGATGCCCAAAGCGAAGGCTAACGGAGAACTGCTCGGTGACTTGCCGAGCTGGGTCCCGCTCGACGCCTGGAACGGCTGGCTCGAGGTGCGCAAGGCGAAGAAGACCCCGAACACGGAGCGCGCCCTCCGGATCGCGCTCGCGAAACTCGACCGGTTGCGGCTCGCCGGGGAGAACGTCGAGGCGGTCATCGACCAGTCGACCGAGAGGGGTTGGACGACCTTCTACCCGTTCCGTGACACGGCGGCGAAGCCGTCAGCGTCGGCCGAGCAGAGGCCGGTCGAGAAGGCCGCGCCGAAGGAGCCGGAGGCGCGCGGCGTACCGATACCGGCTGACGTGCGCGAGAAGATGCGCGGGCTGATCAAGGGGACGAGGCATTGAGTGGCGGCGTATTACAACGAGAACGAGCCCTATGCCGCGGCGTGGTTGCGGAACCTGATCGCCGCCGGACACATAGCGCCAGGGGAAGTCGATGAGCGGTCAATTGTCGATGTTCGAGGATCCGACCTCATGGGATTCACCCAGTGCCACTTCTTCGCCGGCATCGGGGTCTGGAGCTACGCCCTCAGGCTCGCCGGGTGGCCTGACGACCGACCAGTCTGGACCGGGAGCTGCCCCTGCCAGCCCTTCAGCGCCGCAGGGCGCAAAGGCGGCCTCGATGATGAGCGCCATCTCTGGCCGCACTGGTCGAGGCTCATTGGCGAGTGCCGACCTGACGCTATCTTTGGCGAGCAGGTTGCGTCCGGTGACGGACTTGCTTGGCTCGACTTTGTTTGCGCTGACCTGGAAGCAGCGGGTTACGCCGTCGGGGCGCTCGATACCTGCGCTGCGGGCTTCGGGGCGCCGCACATCCGACAGCGGCTTTACTTCGTGGCCGACAGCCAAGCGGGACGACGGAGTGAAGTCGATCAGGTCGCACGAAGGCGCGATGAAGGAATACGCGCGCAAGGGAGTGAACGATCTATCGGTGGCGGCGAGCCTAACGGGATGGCCGACTCCTCAATCTCGGGACGACAAGAACGCGCCGACCTCGCCGGAGGCGCTGGAGCGCAGGCTCACGCGAGAGAACGCGAGCAGCAACTTGCAGGACATGGCGCAACTGACGAGCTGGGCGACGCCGAGCTCACGGGACTGGAAGGACACGCCTGGCATGGCGACGACGGGGACGAACCCGGACGGCTCGGAGAGGTCGAGGCTGGATCAGTTGCCGAGGCAAGCGGCGATGGCGTCCTGGCCGACACCGACGAAGCAGGATCAGCCGAGCAGCGGCGTGAGGGATTATCCGGCGACGGAAACGCATCACACGGGAACGACGCTAACGGACGCGGCCCGACTAACGGCTTCTGGTCCGACGCCGAATGGATCGCCTGCCGAGACGGCAAAGCGCGGCCAGTTGAACCCGGCACATTCCCGCTGGTTGCAGGGGCTCCCGCCAGAGTGGGACGACTGCGCGCCTACGGAAACGCGATCGTCGCGCCCCAAGCGGCGGAATTCGTGAAGGCTTATCTCTCCGTGATCGAGGGCCGCTAGCGTGGACGACCTCGCCCGCGGCCCTACGCGCGAGAAGGCGATCGCGCACTGGCGGAAGGTGCAGGAGACGACGGGGCTGCCGCCGATCAGCTACGAGTTCGCGCGGGCGGCGCTGGCGGTGCTAGGGGGCGAGGGAGGGGCGCACGAGCTCCTCGAGCGCGCGCCGGGGGAGGACGGGTGATCGGCATCCGCTACCTGCGGAAGGTGGGCGAGGACACGCACGCCGTAGAGCTCGAGCGCGCCGAGATCGAGGCGCCGGAGAAGATGGCCGAGTTCCTGAACGGGGTCCGGGAGAGGATGTTCCCTGGCGTCGCGCTGCCGCCGTTCGTCCCGGAGGCCGAGGCGCCGAAGGCCAAGGAGCCGGCCGAGCCGAGGCGCCGGCGCCTAGACGAGCAGCGCCTAGTCGACATCGTGGACGAGGACGAGGTCGCCGCCTCGAGCGCCGAGGCGCAGGGAAGCCTGCTGTGACCGTTCGTATCCTGCGAGGGGACTGCCGCGAGATGCTCAAGACTCTGCCTGACGAGTCGGTGCATTGCGTCGTGACGAGCCCGCCTTATTGGGGCCTGCGGGACTACGGCGTGGATGGCCAGCTCGGCCTCGAGCCCACGCCGCAGGAGTACGTCGAGAAGATGGTCGAGGTATTCCGCGAGGTGTGCTGCGCGACGATGGGACGCTTTGGCTGAATCTCGGGGATAGCTACGCAGGCTCGTGGGCCGGCGCGTCCTACTGGCGGAACGCAGCGGCCAGGCCACCCAGGATTTCAGCCTCTCGACGAGCGCGTTCCTGCGCGCAGTGGTGTTGTACCGGCAGGCACAAAACCAAAGGATCTCGTCGGCATCCCCTGGCGCGTCGCCTTCGCGCTCCAGGCCGACGGCTGGTATCTGCGCCAGGACATCATCTGGGCGAAGCCCAACCCGATGCCGGAGTCCGTGACAGACCGCTGCACGAAGGCCCATGAGTACATCTTCCTGCTGGCGAAGTCGGAGCGGTATTACTACGACGCCGATGCTATCCGTGAGGATCGAACCTCAGACGAGGATGCACGCGAGTTCCGTGGCGGCTGCTACGTCGGCGGGAACATCGACAACTCGGACGGTGGCAAGCGCAAGATCGTCGGTAACAAGAGAATCAAGATTCCAGGGGGATGGGATCGTGGGCTAGGCGCGCACGGCACGATCCATCGTGAAGGTCGTACCGAAGCAGAGTATCAGGAGGCCGAGACTAAGCCAGGGAGGAATAAGCGGTCAGTCTGGACCGTTGCAACGCAAGGCTTCCCGGAGGCGCACTTCGCCACCTTCCCGCCGGCGCTGATAGAGCCGTGCATCCTCGCTGGCTGTCCTGCCCAATGCTGCGCTAAATGCGGAGCGCCTTTGGAGCGCCATACAGAAGTGATAGGGCGCCGCGAGGTAGAGCACTATACAGGCCAGGCGCTCAAGGATTATGAGGCCGCTGGAGCGCAGAATCCGAGCGATACGAAACGGCGGATACTTGCGAGCATGAGTGAGATACGAGAGTCAAGATTCCTGCCGTCCTGCGGTTGTAGCGGATCTTCAGCTCCAGGCGTAATTCTTGATCCATTCGGCGGCGCAGGGACTACAGGGTTAGTCGCCGACCGCCACGGCCGCGACGCCATCCTGATCGAACTCAACGAGAAGTACGCCGACATGGCCGAGCGCCGGATCAAGGGCGACGCGCCGCTATTTGCGGAGGTCGTCTAATGGCCACCCCTATCCGCCAGGCGCGCGGCACCGAGCTCCCGCAGGCGAAGCTGAACGAGACGCTAGTTCGCCGTATCCGGGCCGAGCACGCCGCGAAGGAGGAGATCAAGCGGACGCTCGACAAGGAGTTCTCGGCCGAGGCCTTCGCGCGGCGCTACGGGGTCTCGGTGAACACAGTCTCGAAGGTGCTCTCGTATGCCACTTGGAGGTGGATCGTATGAACCTCGCGCAGACGTTCGCCTACGGCGAAGACGGCAACCTAGAGCGCCACGGCGCCGAGCGGCCGGGGGTGTTCTCCTGGATGCTGCCGATCATGCTGCGGATGGCCTCCAAGCTCTCGGCGCAGTCGAAGGCGAGGGCGAGCGCGGTAGTCCGCTCGCACCCGAAGCGCGGCGTGAACCACGCGCGGATCCGCGGCGTAATCCTCCGGCACCTCTCCGAGAAGGGAGAGCGGCACCGGGATGCGATCTGCTCGTCGCTCGCGAAGTTCGGCGGGCGGAAGATGGTGACGAACTCGCTCTGGCAGCTCACGCAGCTCGGCTACCTGGAGCAGAGGGGCGACCGCTACGCGATCACGGAGGCGGGGCGCGCGCAGGCAAGAATCAGATGACGGACGTCGTGCAACCGGCACGGCGTAGTAGGCGAGTGGTCTCGGAGGGACTCCTACGATTCCAGATCGACCGGAACAGGTCCGAGCGAAAGGCGCGGGCGCGAGGCTGGAAAGCCCCTTGGGGGTTCTCGTGGCGCGCAACGTCGAAGCGCGCCCGAGTGCCGCGCTCGGATTCCGGAAGACGCGGAGGCTCGGGACTGCCCCCGGACGAGGCCGAACAACTGGCAACGGGTGCCCAGGAGAGCGCGCTGCAACATCCTTGCGCCGGCTCTGCACGACGTTCCGTCATTCGGTATGCGCCCGCTCCCTAACCGCCTGAAACGCTCTCCGCTCGAGGTGCTGCTCGCCTGGCAGCTCGACGCGGAGAGGATCGCCTATGTCTCCGAGTACAGATTCTCAGAGACGCGCAAGTGGCGGCTCGACTTCGCGATGCCGGAGCTCAGGCTCGGGATCGAGATAGAGGGCGGCGGCTGGGTCTCCGGGCGGCATAACCACCCGGTCGGCATGGCGAAGGACATGGAGAAATACAACGCGCTCACGCTCGCCGGCTGGAGGCTCCTGCGCTTCGACGGGAAAATGGTGAAGAGCGGCGAGGCATTAACGACCATCAAGGAAGCGATAAGTCGATGATTCGTAGAGGCAAACGGCAAGAAGTCCCGCGCGACGAACCTAGCGAGGACGAGCTCGACATCCACGAGCTCCTCCTCAACTGGGCCGCCTGGTGCGTCTGGAGGAAAACGCCAGGGAAGACCGGCTCAGCCGAGGGCCGATACGTCGCCGAGAAGGGAAACGTCTACAACCCGCCGTCTCCGGCCACGAAGGTTAACATCCCCGCGGCCGAGGAGGTCAACGCCGCCATGCTCGAGCTCCCCGACTCCCAGCGGCTCGCCCTCCACTACCGCTACTACCTCGGGAAGCCCGACTACGCCATAGCGAAAGTCCTCGGTTGGGACGCCCGCTTCTACCTCCAGTGCATGAGGGATTGCCGAGCCCTACTCCGCGGAATTTTACATTCCCGGAAATCTTCGCTAATATCCGCGCAAATTCAAGGCGTAACATTAGCCACGACGAAGTAGAGCCCCCAGCGGCGGGGCTGCTTTACCCCTAGCGCCGCGCACCCTACCCGAAAGGCCCTATGCCGGCGCGCTCCTTACGCCCCTGCACGCACCCTGGTTGCGGCGCCCTTACGCGCGATCGCTTCTGCGAAACGCATCGAAGACAGCGCAGGGCCGAGCTTGAGGAAACGCGCCCGGACGGCCACGGAATCTACTCCTCTAGGCGCTGGAGAGCCTTCCGCTCCCTATGGCTGCGGCAGCACCCCTTCTGCGGCGACCGCCTAGAAGGCCCTAGCACCGAGCACTCCCGCTGTAGGGAAGCCGGAGACCTAGTCCTAGGGGAAGACATCGACCACATCAAGCAGCACGGCATGGACCATTCCCTGTTCTGGGATGAAGGGAACCTCCAGACCCTATGCCATCGCTGCCACTCGGCTAAAACTATGCGCGAGATGAACGAAAGAGCGCGCTCCAGAAGAGAATCAAAGCCTTACCCGGGGGGGAGGTCGAGCTAGAAAAACGCTCGCCGGAAAGCCGGGCGCCCGAGCCTATTTTTCATATCCCCGGATTATCAAGGGCTTAGGAGGCCTATGCGACCGAAGAACGGCGGTATGAAGCCTGGCCCTCGGCCGAAGCGGCGCGAGGACCTAGCGGCGCGGGGGACTTTCCGGAAGCACCCGGAGAGGGATCCCGAGCGCGGGAAGGGCGGGGATTCAGGTGCCGGAGAGGTAGGGAAGACCGGCGGGCGGGACTGGGCTGCCGAGGGGCTCGCGTATGCGCGCGCGGTGGTTGCCGGAGAGGTGGTTGCGGGGAGGTTCACGCGCCTGGCGTGCGAGCGGCACCTGCGGGATTTATCGCACGAGGCGGAGCCGGACTTCGCGTACAGGTTCGACGCCGCGGTGGCGAACGACTTCTGCCGCCGGATGGAGCGGTACCCTCACATCAAGGGGCGCTGGGCGGCGAAGGGGCAGTACCTGCGGCTCGAGGCCTGGCAGTGCTTCGTCGTGTGCTCGGCCTTCGGCTGGTTGAGGAAATCGGACGGGCTCCGGAGGTTCCGGGAGCTCTATCTCTGCGTCGCGCGGAAGAACGCGAAGAGCACGCTCGCCGCGGCGATCGGGATCAACATGCTGACCGAGCCGAACGAGCACGGCGGCGAGGTCTATTCCGGGGCGACCTCGGAGAAGCAGGCCTGGGAGGTTTTCGGGCCGGCGCGGATGATGCTGCTCCGGGCGCCGGAGCTGGCGGCCGCGGAGGGGGTCGAGGTCTGGGCGAAGGCGATCGTCCGGACGGCGGACAACGCGAAGTTCTGGCCGGTGATCGGCAAGCCGGGCGACGGGATGAGCCCGCATTGTGCGATCGTGGACGAGTTCCACGAGCACGAGACTCCGGACCAGGTCGACACGATGGTAACGGGGATGGGCGCGCGCGAGCAGCCGATGCTCGTGATCATTACGACGGCTGGGACGAACCTCGCGAGCCCCTGCTACGACAAGCACAAGGAGGTCGAGAAGCTGCTCGAGGGGACGTTCGAGGACGAGCGGCTCTTCGGGGTGATCTACTCGGCCGACGCCGAGGACGACTGGGCGGACCCGAAGGTTCTCCGGAAGGCGAACCCGAACATGGGGGTCTCAGTCGACGAGGAGTACCTGATCTCGCAGCAGCGGCAGGCGGTTCTGAATCCCGCGTACCAGAACCGCTTCAAGACGAAGCACCTGGATATCTGGTGCGGGGCGTCGGTCGCGGGGATTAATATGCACCTCTGGCAGCTCGCCGGCGACGCGAAGCTCTCGCTCGCGCAGTTCGAGGGGGCCGAGGCGATCTTCTCGCTGGACCTCGCCTCGAAGATCGACATTTGCAGCTACGTCAAGCTCTTCGCGAAGAAGATCGACGACGCGACGCACTACTACGCCTTCTGCCGGCATTACCTGCCGGAGGACACGGTCGCGGAGGCGATGGCGAACGGGCAGGCCTACCGGAAGTGGGTCGCGATGGGAAGGCTATTGGAGACGCCGGGGGCCGAGATCGACTTCGACCTGATCCGCGAGGACGTGAAGGCGGACGCGAAGCGGTATCAGTGCCGGGAGGTCGTCTACGACCCCTGGCGGGCGACGCAATTGGCCCATCAGCTCGCGAAGGACGGGGCGACGGTCGTCGAGATCGGGCAGACGGCGAAGAACATGGGCAACGCCTTCGACGAGCTCCTGGCGGCTCTGAAGGCGGGGCGGTTCCACCACGACGGCGATCCGGTTCTGGAGTGGATGGCGTCGAACGTGATCGCGCGGCAGGCGATCAAGGGCGTCGTCGTTCCGGGCAAGGACAAGCCGGAGCAGAAGATCGACGGGATCGTCGCGCTGGT